CGCAACACCGTAAAGTTCCAAACTTTGTTTTCGAACCCCGGAAAGGCCATTGTTATCGTTCCGGTAAAGTGTTCCACCTTCTTGGATGGCTTGTCTGAAATCTTAATCATAGCTTTATATTATTTTGTTCAAGTAATCTGAAAAACTCTTGGTAAATCTCGTCGCAGGTCTCCCACTTTTCAGCAGGCATCTCTTCGTACTTTACTCTACCCCTGAGGTAGTTTCTGATGTCGTTGAGTGCGTAGGTCATCTCGCGGGCTTTAACCGCCATGTCGAAGTATTCCTGATCGTCAGGAAGGTTGAATTCAAGTATTGCTTTCATAGGTGTAGATGATTTTAGGTGGTGTAGTCATGTAGTCGTAATAAACGACTTTATGCGGCATACTTACGACTTCCGTTTTTGTTTCTGTCCCGTCGTACCAACACAGATCTGATTGGGCATCTTCTAGTGTTTTATAGGTGGTTCTAATCCATCCCTCCCAAATCCCTGCTTCTTTCCACTTGTAGCCACCAAAGAACCGCTTCTTCTTTTGTTCGATGGTGTAGTATTCGCTGCCATCGGGACGCGTGGTCTTGATGATTCGGCATTCTATCTTATTCATGTTCTTTCAGTATTTGTTTTTTCTGAGTTGCTTGGTCAATGTTTCATGCCTTCTTGCTCTGAGGATCGTCCGTGCGTTCTTGATTACCTTGTTGGTGTCTGGGTCAATCACCCTGAAGTCCATAGCGTGGACAAGTCCGCAGTCGCAACAGGCCATCTTGTATCCTTTCTCGATGGGCATCTGCCATTCGTTTTTAGGAACCTGATAGAAGTCTACCTTTTTGTTTTTCATGTTTACAAATATAACTCGTGTGTATTGTTAATGCAATTATTTTTTTTGACTTCAGTCTTCCGGTCGCCATACATTTGTTGCGTTCTCACATTTCAGTGTCTGGCCGGCAGTGAAATGTGGGAATTGAGAAATCAAAATCTCAATCAAAATGCTCTCGGTCCGGCCAGACGAGAGCTTTTTTTTTACCCCTACCCCACCATCCGAATCAGCCCTGTCGGTGCAAGAGGCAAACTTCATACGCGAGTATGTTGGATCGGGTAGCTGCCCCTTTGTGGGGCGGGGTATTTTGTTTTTCACGGGGGGAGGCTTTTTCTTTTCTTCTCTTTAGGTTTCTTCTTGACTTGTTTCTTTTCTCTGTCTTTTCTTTTGAAGTAACCAAGGGTTTAACCTATCTCAAGTTGCTCATTTGGGTCCGGAATGTATATGTCAAGCGTCTCAGCAGCAAACTGCTTGACGTGTTCCATGTACTCTATAAATTCCTCCGTTGCAAGTTCCGACGTTTTGCGTGGGATTTTCATCACCTCGCCGGTGGTCGGGTCGGTCAGTTCAGAGTAGAGAAACCTTCCCTTCAGGAAATCATGCGTGAGGTCACGGTCAACGTCATGGCCGAGTTCCCTGAGCCTTTCCACTATCATCGCCACGATGACTCCCCAGTAGTATGCGTTCTGCACATCAGACCGGAATCGCTTCTTCAGTTTAACTTCGACGGTCACAGCCAAGTCCTTTTCACGGGACATGGCTCTGACTTCCTCTTCGAAGAGGGGGCGATTGTATATTCTCAATGCCCCCTGTGGTGTGATTACTGCGTTGTGTTTCATTTTATCCTCCAAATTCTAAAGCCATCGGAATATGTGCGTGACTTGAACTTCTTGCCGCTGCTCTTGCCGTAGTACACGGACGAGGACAGTACGGTCGATCGCCTGCTTATCATGGTTTCTGCATCGCACTTGATGAAGAATGAGTCGCCCACTTCCATCTCATGGAATGGGTATTTGCTTTTGGTTTCCCGTGTTGCTTCCATCGGGATGTTCTTTTGGATTACGATTTTCATAGAGATTGGATTAGCTGTTCGCGTGAATTGAATGCTTGATGTGGACGCACCACCGCTGAGGTATGGTCTGAGTCCAATGGTCGGATGCACAGATATTCTGTTTGTCCATCTATGTCAACGGTCACTTCTATTTTGTAGATGTTGCCCGTTGCAATTTTGTCGTGCTTCAGGAAGTACACGAGGTCTCCTAAATTGTAGGTTGTTTCTAATTGGATTTTCATTTGGTTGGTGTATTAAAATAATTGTTGGTTACTAAAAAATTATACAGGCCATCGAGGTCTTTGCATATCTCGTTCTTATGCTCGTCATGTGCCTTCATGTCTTCTCTCAGGTCATATAGGTACGCCTTCTCATACATGAACCATGAGAACCAGTCCATACCCTGCTTGGTTAGCACAGCCTCCCACAGGTGCGTGGTTACATAGTACTCGGTGTCCATGAACTCGTTGAGGTCGATGCCCATCTTGTATGCGGCACTGACCTTGGTCGAAGTCTCCTTCATGCGCTCACACGCCTTCTTGAATGCTAGCTTTTTCATGCTTCTTCCTCCTCTTCTGTTACGCCAAACTTCTTGGCCTGTTCTACAATCTGATTGAAGTCGTAGCCGGCTTTCTCAATCTCAGCACGTACCTCCTCGTTCTTTGCGGTTATCTTCTCACCCTTGGCATAGCGGGCAACCACACGAGTCCAACGTGCAACCTGAGACTTGACTGAGTCAGCGTAGTCGCGTGGTTCTTCAAAGTCGTACAGGAACTTGAGGTAGTTGGAGTACTCGATGCCGAAGTTCTTCTTGAACTTGCCATCCTCTACCATGATGTGGTTCTCAAGAGGTGGTCGAGTATCTGATGTGAAGTACTGTGTGATGCCAGCAAGGTCTGCTAGGTACTCGGCTTCTAGTTCTGCACTAGGCTCGTATTGGAAGCACATCATACGCAGGTCATCTTTGCAGATGTACACGAGTTCACCGTTGAGGTTAAGTCCCTTCATGTAGTGGAAGAGTTGGAGGCGGTGGTGCTTGATTGGCTTCTCAGTCTTCTCCATCATGTCCATGACGAACGATGAGCAGGACTTGATTTCAAGAACCTTTGTCTCTAGTTCCTTGTCACCGAACTTCTCATGCAGTTTCTCTGCGATGTACAGGGAGGATGCTTGAATAGATTCAGGCAGGTGAGACGACGTGATGTCCTGCTTTGCACGCTCGATGTCAATCTTGCCACCCGCTAGGAAGTCAAGGCGACCCGATACGCGAAGCATATTGGGGTATTCGACCATTACCCTCTCCTGAGTGTTGTTGATGAGTCCTGCACGTTCGAGAACGTAGCGTACTACCCACTCTACTAGGTTACCTGCCTCGAACTTACGCAGGCTTCTCATGTTGGGTGGATTGGTCGGGGTCACCGCCTTCATCTTCAGGTAGCGGTCAACGAGTGGCTGACCGATTTCTGATGCATAGCAATAGTCGCGTGGCTCAAGCGCACGCTGTTGGGAATAAACGCATTCATTCCATAGTTGTTGGAGATTCCAATTCATGTTGTTGTAGTTTAAAAAAGATTGATTTGATTTCGTTTGGTATATTCTTGAGCAGTCGTCCGCTCGATTTATAGTTGGCTGAAACCTTGCCTATGTACTTCACACGCTTGCCTGTAATTGCATAAACGTCACGTGAATGTTTGACAATTTCATACCCATCTTTAGTTTTAAATAATGTTGTCATGTAGTTTGCAAATATAGTAAAACATCCATGATATCAGCTATTCCCGTGCTAATTAGAACTAATTAACTCTTCGGATAGCACCTCGGATAGCACTTCTGCGAGGTCAGCCTCCTCAGATCGGGTGAGCAGTCTCCGGAATAAGCGAGCGTCGACCCACCATATGTCGTCGGTCTTATCATGCTTTGTTCCGCATACCCCGCACATTGTAAATGGGCGGTCAGATTTCAATCCAACGTCAACAAGGTAGATACACCCGCAGTCCATCCGTTGGAGACGTTCTGCGGTGTATACCTGTCCCTTCTTGACAACTCCCTGAGAGTGGTCTTTGATGCAGACAATCTCGTCGCCTGCTCGGTAATCGATAATCATTTGTCGATGTCTTTGAGAAGCCACATCATCAGGGCAATTACGATGTAATCAATTGTTCGTCTCATGATTTACTGGGTAATTCGTTAAACATTGCTTCGTCTTGAATTGCATCGAATACTCCGTCTACGCTTCGTTCAAGTACCTGAGTCAGGATTTCGTATGCCGTATCTGAATCGCATTCGTAAATCTCAGTTACATCTTCGACGTGCCATAGGGAGTCTACATGGTATCCCGCCTTGCGGAGTACGTCCTTTGCCTTGTTTATTTCTTCGCGGTTCATTGTTCAAACTTGTTAAGGATTTCTGTATAGATTTCGATTCGCAGTTTGGCGTTGGCGATGCAGTCTTGGATGATGTCATCGTTGCCTATGTCGCGGAGTTGGTCTTCATACTTCATGACCGCTCTCCAATTGTCCATTACCTGCTGTTGTACGTAGTCGATTACTGTTTCTTCGCTCATGTTACTTAGTTATTTCGATGTCTAGTTGATACTCTTCGATTGCCGCGTCTACGTCCTCTTCTGCCTCGATTTTGTCCATGTAGGAGAATGATGTAAGGTAGTCTCCGAATTGGTCGAAGGCGTAGATGCTGACGATTCCTTCCTCGTCGTCCTCCTCCACCCGAAGGGTTATCTTCGAGTGGGGAGTGTCTTTTGCTGTCTGCTTAGCAAACTTGCTGAAGCTAGAGTTGTGGTAGTTTGAATCAAGCATTGGTCAGGATTTTATCAGTTAATACCATGGCTACCATCTTTGCGTAGTTCATGACCTGAGTCATCGTGCCGTGCGTTTGGCCTTCGGGCAGTTCAATGGACACGTCGTGGTTAAAGTCATGCACGGTCTTTTGGTAGTTGATGATGCCGAATACAATTGCATCGTACAGTTCATCGAACATACGGGTTATCTCAAGGATGATAAGGCCATCCTGAGTGTATGCGCTGATGTAGTCCCAACTAACCTCTAGTTGCCGGCCATTCTGAGCAATGAATTGGTGAATGTGTGGCTTGAGGAACAACGACCGCTCCTCGGTTGTCATCGAGTCCCATGTCTCAGGAATCGTGATGCCATACCAAATGTTTTCGTGTGATGCGGAGTAACCTGATGTTGGTGCTTCGCCTGTTACGATGTTGTAGATTCCGCCACCCGTGGTCGCAATCTGCGCTGTGAATTGTGCTAAGTTCATATTCTATTATTTTGAAAAATTAAGGGTTATAAGTTTTAAGGTCTTTGCATCCATGGAGTGTATGTTCTTCCATGCATCACACTCGGTGTCCTCTAGGTTGGATGCGATTTGGATGTTGGACAGGTGCGTGTACCCATCGTCAGCAAAGCCTGTGAATTCGCTCATGTCTCTGCCTAACTCTAGATGGTGAAGTAAACGGCTCGCGTCATCGATGATGAACAGGAGCCTGCGTTTGATTTGTTCGTTGCTCATTTGAAGTGAAGTTTAAATTATGGGCGCAAGATAGTTTTAAACCCTGCGCCCAATTGTTAATGATTGTTAACGATTCCATCCGCATCCGCCGTTGTCGACGATGACGAAATTCCGGTTATGCGTGGTTCTGAGATGGTCTTGGTGGCTCGACCCGTGGCGGGTAGAGGAGCAAGATGATAGTGAAATGATGAGCGCGACGAGCGCGATGTAAACCACCCATCCGATGGTTGTCTGAATTCTAGTTGTTCTTTTCATTGGGGCTGTTATTATTGTTGTACTAATTCTGCTGTTTCGCGTGCGTCTAGTTCTTCAAGGATGCCGTTGATTTC